AACTCCGGGACGGCAGCCATTCTCGGTCCCTCTGCAAACAGGAACAAGAGCGGTCAAGAGTCAAGCTTCATCGGGGACATCCTCGTCGGCTCGCTTATTGACGCGATGGTCGCTGCCGCGAAGGCGCGGGGCGGGAAGAAGCCTCTCGCGACCGGCGTGCAGGAGGAGTAGATGATGACCGCACCCGTCCGCGAAGAGGTCGAGAACACGCTCCTGCCCTGCTCGTTCCGCGGCGTCCAGTTCTACTGGGAGGGCGGCTCGATCGTCGGCGGCCGGAAGGCGACCGAGGGGCCGATCGTCGTCTCGGACGAGCAGATCATCTCGGACGTCGGCCTCCGGCAGCGCGCCTACTCGATCCGCGGACTGATCGCCGTCCGGACGCAGGTCGGGGAGGGCGGCGAGTCGACGGTCGCGCAGACCTACGCCGACCACCGGCGGACGCTGCTCGCGGCGCTCGAAAGCAGCGAGCCGGCGACCTTCGTCCACCCGATCGAGGGGACCGTGACCGGGCTCGTCGCCCGCTCGTGGTCGCTCGACGAGACGTTCTCCGAGCTGGGCATCGGGCGGATCGGAATCGAGTTCATCCGCGACACGACCCGGCCGACGCCCGTTGTCGAGATCGGGGCGGCGGACCTCGTCGCGGAGACGGCCGAGACGGCCCGGTCGACCGCGCTCGCGGAGTTCGCCTCGAAGTGGAACGTCGACCCCTCGATCGTCGGCGCCTACGAGGAGGGGCTCGCGAAGACCCGGGACGCCTTCGCCGCGGTGCAGCGCTCGGCCGACGAGGCGCAGACGGTGGCGTCGGAGATCAACGGCTTCGCCTCGGCGATCTCGACGGCGACCGCGGACGCGGCCCGGCTGATCCAGACCCCGCTCGTGCTCGCGAACGCGCTCGCCGGCGTCTTCGACTCGCTCCGGAGCATCTACCCGACCGCCGCCGCGGCCTTCGACGCGCTCGCGCTCGGCTTCGGCTACGGGGGGCTCGACGCCCTGCCCGACTCCGACTCGCCCTCGTCGATCGCGCGCCGGCAGAACGTCGAGGCGATGAACGCCGCGATGAACATCCTGTTCCTCTCGAACGCCTACGAGGCCGCCTCGGGGCTCTCGTTCCTGACCCTCGACGAGATCGACCGCGTCGACGCCGTCCTCGGGGAGCAGCACGACGCGCTCCTCGACGTCGTGGACGCCGAGACGGTCGACGCTCTGGAGGAGCTGCGGGCCGCGTTCTCCGACCTGCTCTCGGCGGCCCGCCTGACCGCCTACCGGCTGACCCGCGAGAACGTCTCGCCGACGACCCCGCGCGCGCTCGCCTTCGTGCTCTACGGCTCCGACGAGCTGGCCCCGACCCTCGCCGCCCTGAACGGGCGCTACTCCTACGAGCTGCTCGACGGCGAGACGACGGTGCTCTCGTCGTGAAGATGATCGTCGGCGGGCGCCGATACTCGCACTTCCTCGACGCGAAGGTCGACGTGCAGGTCAACGCGCTGGCCCGAGCCTTCGAGTTCCGGGCCGCGACGCGCGGGTTCGACGATGTGCCCTTCCGGCCCGGGCAGTCGGTCGTGATCGAGGTCGACGGCGAGCGGGTCCTGACCGGGTGGATCGAGCGCCTCGAACTCGAAGCCTCGAACGACGGCTTCGTCTACCGGGTCAGCGGGCGCGACAAGATGGCCGACCTGATCGACTCGAACGTCGACGGGATGTCGGGCCTCGGGACGACCCTCGCGCACGTCTGCGCCGCGACCCTCCGCTACCTCGGCGTCGAGGCCAAGGTCGTCGACCGGAGCGGGACGAGCGGGCGGAGCTTCGGAGGGGCCGCCGAGCTGGCAGCGCCCGACGCCGGGGAGACGGGCTTCGAGTTCCTCCGGTCCGTCGCGGCCCGCCGGCAGGCGCTCCTCGCGAGCGACGGGGACGGGAACCTCGTCGTGCTCCGCGGCGAGGCGACGCCGGTCGAGGCCCGGCTCGTGCTGCGGCAGGACGGGGTCGGGAACAACCTGCTCCGGATGCGCTGGACGACGGACCACTCGGAGCGGTTCCACGCCTACGTCGTCCGGGCGCAGTCGAACGTCGCCGAGCTGGGCTTCCTCGACATCGACACCCCGGCGGCCGAGATCGCGTCAGGCGGCGCCGAGTACCGCGACCGGTCCATCCGCCCCAGCCGGCGCCGGTCGGTCGCCTCCGAGGCCACCTACGCGCCGGGCGACGCCGCATCGCGCGCGCGCTGGGAATCGAACCTCGCCCGGGCCCGGGCCGTGACCTACGAGGTCGAGGTCGTCGGCTTCCGCAACGCGGCCGGGGCGCTCTGGGAGGTCAACACGGCGCCGCTCGTCGACGACGACTACGCGGGCGTCCACCGCCGGATGATGGTCTCGTCCGTCTCGTTCTCGCTCTCCGACGTCGGGCCGCGGACGACGCTCGCGCTGACCCGACTCGACGCCTACCGGGCCGAGGCGGCGATCGAGGACATCGAGGCCCGGGCCGACGACCTCGCCGCCGCGGCCGAGGGCTCGGGCTCGGACGACGACTTCGACTGGCCGGGAGGTGCGGGCCTTGGCTTTGGGTAGGGCCGTCCGCTCGCTCGTGGCGCGCCTCGTGCGATGGGCCGTCGTCGACGTCGACGGGGCCGACGCCGGCGCCTTCCCGTGGCAGCAGGTCTCGTTCCTCGGGCAGACGCAGCGCTCGGCGACGTGGTACCCCTACGGCTTCGCGGCCGTCGCGCCCGCCGGGTCGCCCGCCCTGCTCGTCGGGGTCGGCGGCGCGGCGGACTCCCTCGCGCACGTCCCGGGCTCGCCGGCCGAACGGCCCGCGCTGAAGAGCGGCGAGGTCGCGGTCTACCACCCGGCGACGCAGTCGTGGGTGAAGTTCCTCGCCGACGGATCGGTCGAGGTCGTCGCGAAGCGGAACCTGACCGCCTCGGCCCTCGGCGACGCGATCCTCGCCGCGGTCGGGAACGCCTCCGTGCTCGCGAGCGGGATCGCGACGGTCAGCGCCCCGACGGTCGCCGTCGTCGGGTCGGCGGCGATCTCGCTCACGGCCCCGGCGATCAGCCTCGTCGGGACGGTCACGATCACGGGCGACGCCGAGATCACGGGCAACCTCGAAGCGACCGGCATCGTCTACCATACCCACGTCCACGATCACCCGGGCCTCGCGCAGCCCACCGAGGAGCCTCGCAACCCGTGACCGGAATCGACGCCGTACTACTGACCGAGCCCTCGGACGACGAGGTCGAGTTCGACATCCAGATCGGGGACGACGGCGACATCGTCACCGCCGACCAGCTGGACACGGCGATCCTCGTCTCGCTCTTCTCGGACCGCCGAGCCGAGGCGCATCAGGCGCCGGTGCCCCGGATGCGCCGCGGCTGGGTCGGCGACCTCGAAGACCCGAGCTACCCGATCGGCTCGTGGCTCTGGCTGCTCGACCAGTCGCGCGTGACCCGCACCCTCGCCTCGCAGGGGGCCGACTACGCCGAGGCCGCGCTGCGCTGGATGGTGGACGACGGGATCGCGCTCGCGATCTCGGCCGACGCGGTCGTCGACGCGACGTCGCTCGGCCTTCGGGTTACTCTCGAACGGCCGAACGCCCGCAGCGAGACGCGCTACGTCTCCCTGTGGGATAACACGGGGAAGTGACCGATGGCGCTCCAGCTCCCGACGACGGCGAAAGAAGTCAGCCAGCGCGCGAAGGTCGACGTCCGTCGAGAGCTTCAGCGCTCCGACCCCTTCGTCCGCCGCTCCCTGATCGGCGCGATGATCTCGGGGATCTGTAACCGGGTCTTCGAGTTCTACGGCGCGCTCCGCGAGGTCGAGCGCGAGGGCAACCCCTTGACCGCCGTCCGCAACCTCGACGGCTGGGCCTCGGTCGTCCGCGTCTTCACGCGCCCCGGCGCTCCCGCGCGCGGCTCGGCTTGGATCCACGCCGAGATCGGGGCGAACGGGACGCTGATCCCGAGCGGCACCCGCTTCGTCTCCTCGGCCGGGAACGTCTACGTCTCCGCCGGCGACTCGACGATCGGCCTCGGCGGCGGCGCGATCGCCTCGCTCTCCGCCTCGGGCGGCGTCGCGACCGCGACCCGTACCGGGCACGGGCTGGCATCGAACGCGATCGTCACGGTCTCGGGGGCGACGCAGGCCGGGTTCAACCTCGCGGCCGTCCCGATCAACGTGGTGAGCGCGGACGTCTTCACCTACGCCGTCGCCGGCTCGCTCTCGGGCGCCGCGACCGGGTCGCCCGTTCTCACGACCTTCGGCGCCGGCGTCGTCCTCGCGTCCGAGGAATCGGGCGAGGACTTCAACCTCGACCCCGACGCGAAGGTCGCGTTCGAGTCGACCGCGCCGCCGAACGTCGCCTCGCCCGCCTACGTCGCCGCTCCGGGGATCAAGGACGGGAGCGACATCGAGGACGCCGAGACGAAGCGCGCGCGGATGCTTGACCGCTACCGGAACCCGACGGCGCAGTTCAACC